GGAGTGCATCCTTTGTAAAAATCTTGAGGAGGTCTCCAAGTTTATATGTTACTGCTTCCGGATTCCAGGAATACTCATGGAATGATGCTTCTTTCAGATACATTGCAGAAGCCACCAGAGGGAAGGCGGTTCCATTGTCACTAATATATGTAAGGTTTATATTGTTCATGCCATTGCAACCCCCAGTCCCTTAAGTGTTCTTGTTAATTCTCTTCCATCAATGTCAATCTCAAGCTGTGCAGCTTCTGCTCCGGCTTTTACAGCCTGATAAATAGCTTCATAACTGATGCCGTTTGAATTTGCATTTATACCGTTCTCCATTGCGCTATCCATAGATAATGTAGTATTTCTGACAACATCAGCCATCTCATTTTCGGGCATATTATCATCAAAGCCCTCACCTATACCAAGGGCCATCCATTTACCGACATTATCAGCCATATATTTGGATGGTGAAGCAATTCCAAGCTTACTCTTCACATAATCAATAGCATCACTCGCACACCCCCAAAGGGCATCAAGAATTTTACTTCCTGCGCTTATAATGCCCTCAACAATACCATTGATAATATCTATACCCGTTCCAGCCCAATCAAATTCCATGAGCGTGGTTGTAACGCCTGCAATAATCTGCGGAATGGCTGCAATGATCTTCGGTATAGCCTGGATAAGTCCGGCAACAAGTTCTCCGATTATCTCGATACCTTTTGCAAGGATATCCGGGAGCATACTGCTTATGGTGGAAATATAATGCATTATGCCTTCTGTTGCTGCCATTACTATCTCAGGCAGGTTGCTGATAATACCATCCACTAAGCCGAGTATTAAATTAGCACCCGCTTCCAAAATAGCAGGAAGGTTCTGCAGAATGAATGCAACAAAAGACGTTATGATCTGGAATGCCGCTGTAATAAGCTGTGGAAGGTTCTGCAAAATACCATTAACAACATTTAACAGTATCTGCACGCCTGTGTTTAATACAGACGGAAGTGCGTTTGTTATTCCATTCAGCACGTTCTGAACCATCTCTACACCTTTAGAGAGCAGTTCTCCCGGATTGATGGATGTTTTTAGCATATTTATCAGTTCTGTGCCTGCACTTAATAACTGTGGAGCGGCATTTATAAGTGCTTGCCCCAATGCAATCACAATATTTATTGCCGCCTCAGCTAATGCCGGAATAACTGTTGTAATAAGAGTGGGTAACGCATCAATTATTGCAGTAGCCAGTGTAGTAATAAGCTCTGTTGCCACTGTGATCAACTCCGGAAGGATCTCAGCAAAGCCTTCCACCATTCCAGGGAGCATCTGTGTAATGGTGTCAATAATTCCATCCATTACTCCCCCAAGAGACTCAAATAAAGTACTAAAACCTTGAGAAATGGCTTCTGTTGCACCAGCTTCTCCAGCTATAAGAGATGTGAAGCCTTCCATGATGCCGTTCATACCCGGAAGCAATTCTGCAAATATCCCTCTTCCAACTCCGCTCATAGCTGTTTGCAGGTCTTGGAGATTGTCCTGGAATGCTGCAGCATTTCTTACTGCTTCATCTGACATTACTCCACCAAGTTCACTTACTCTGTCCTTCATAGCCTGCGTATCTTCTGCGGAAGTATTGAGAAGTGCACCAAGTTCCGTTGCTCCTCTTCCAAGAAGCTGACCTGCTAAGTAAGTTCGCTCTGTTTCATTGTCTACGTTCTGAAGTCCTGCAATGGTTGCGTTAAATATATCCTCATTAGACATACCTTCAAGATCTTTTAGGGATATGCCAATACGTTCAAAAGCTTCATTGCCATTTTCCACGGCATTAGCCATTGTTTTCATAGAGGCTTTCATGGTTTCCATGGAAGTACCAGAATGTTGCATTACAGCTTCCCATTCTTGATATCCCTTAGCAGAAATACCCATTTTTTGAGACATTTTGTCTATATTATCGCCATAAGATGCAAGATCAGATGTTCCTTTTACAACAGCACCTGTTACAGCAGTTGTTGCACCTACTACCAACGCAGAAGCGCCTTTTATTGCCGTGCCGATACTTCCGCCAAGCATGGAACCCACTTTTGCACCGGAAGCCTGTGCCTCAGGTGCTAATACCTGTTCTATGCTTCCGCTTATCCCTTCTGCAGAAGGTACAATTTGTACATACGCTTTTCCTAATTCTGGCATGGTTTAACCTCTTAACTCTTCTAATCTCGCCAATAAATCCGCTCCATTTTCATAAACCTCATATTCTCTTTCAGGGGCTTTTGAATACAATTTATTAACAAGTGATTCCGGGCGGTTCCTATTACTCTGAGCATCTTTCGTCTTGGTCCATGCAAGGAATGACAAACGGTCAACAATACTTGCCAAAAGCATTGTATTGATATCTGACCTCTTATCAGTCAATGCCTGCATGATTCTTGAGTCTCCCTTCAACCCACAAGAAAAAGTCGCTATCTTTGTTACAGGTAGCGACTCTATATCATAAATTCCGTATGTTTCTGCGAGGTCACATAATAATGCATCCTCATCTGTTACCATCATGGTTGAAAGGATTAAGATTTTTTTATGTCATCATTCTCCTTAAGCTTAAGGATAATACTCCTTAAATTCTCGCTAAGCACGTTCACAGGGACCCTGCCATTATGCTTAGCCTTCAAGAACTCATAAAAATCACGTTCTTTTTCATCATCATTAAAAATGCATGATACAATTTTGATCGTTCCGTCCAAAGCTTCCTCTGTATTCTTGCTTTGGCACATATTTAGGTATCTCAAGAACATAAAATCCTTAAGAACCTCTTCATCAATAGAAAACTTGAATCCGTCTACAGTTTTACCCTTAACCATGTTCCCCTCCTGTTTATTACGGTTGATAGATGTACTCGTAGTGCGTATTGCCAGATGTGTCCGGAAGTGCTGTCAGCGTGGTCTCATAACCAACTGCACCACCGTCCTGATAAACAATGTCACCTACTTCTGTGACTTTGCCATCAGGGATAACAATTCTCTTAATCACTCCGCCTCTAAGAGCCATCTCGATCACAATGATCTGCTCTTCCTGGTCATCACTATTAGCTGTGATTGTAATGCCTGTCGCAAGTGTTCCACTTACATTATCATCACCATACACATGCTTAAGAACTTCAACATTAAGTGATTCAATGAGGGTGTACTTGAATGTGTCAGGCTTTGCTGTCTGGAGATTCAGAACAGTATCACCGCCCCAAGCCTTAAGCTCATCAGACTCCGGAGAATTGCTGTTTGTAACACCATCCTCAGAAACAAAGCCCATATTTACAAATGCAGCATCAAGTGCTGTGGATGCATCTGTGGGGAGCGTTGTACCGATAGGAGCACGATAGATAGCGCCGCCAATCTTCGGTTTTCCGGCTGTTACGTTCTGCACGTTATTATTAGCCATGTTTTCATTCCTCCTTAATAATGTGTGATATCAAAAACTGCTTGATAACGGTATTGCATAGTGCTTGTATCAGTGAAATTGTAATCACTATTCAATTCCACCTTTGTAACACCGTCTAAAGAAATGGCACCACGCATGAGGTCTTTTATCTCCTCATTAAGTGATGCCGCTTTGTACATTGATTCTGCAATGGATTGAATTGCTATTGTAGCATTATAGATATGGTTGCTTTCACCGCCGCCTGTCTTTTCCACAAGTACATAGCTTACTTCCGGATCTGCAGGACGTTCCATGTATGCAGTTACATTTTCAAGATTTTCATTGAGATAGTCTAAAATTATTGTCTCTATCATCCGCCCACCGCCTTTAAGATGCTGTTTGTCTCGGAGTTTTCCTTTTTGGCTTTATATGTAGTAGCAATTACAGAAGCATTGACACGCGTTTTACCTGTATAAGTGCTTGCTTCATATCCTTCGCCCAGGGAAGCCACAGCATTATCTGCGTACCCTTTACAAATAGCCATCATTTCAGGGCTTTGCATGAGTTCTCGGACTCCGTCATGGTTCAATTCAAATTTGAAATTAGCCATATCTTTCAACCCTTACATTCTGTCCCCATCTCAATGGGATGTTCGCCTGTTCTCCCGTTATTGGATAGCCAAATGTTCTGTATCTGTTTCCCCAGATAATCACATCCGTATCTGTCCAGTTATGGGTATCGCCCTTAGGGATTCCAAGCATATATTCAACCTTTTTCCCATACAGATTAAGCGAATTTGTTATATCATCCGTTGTGGGTGATCCTACCAGGACATCAGGCACATCAATCAACTCCTCGGAATACACAGGTGCTCCAAAAGGATCTGTTGATGTTTGAGTTTTTACAACTAATTGAACTGTTGTCCCCTTCATGATGTACCTCCAACAAGTTCCTGCACCGGACTGTAAGAACCGATTTTGTTGGCATAACCAAGAAGCTGTTTATCTGTCTTAGATAAATATATCTCCCCGGATGCCCCGTTGCTA